CAATTTTATAAATAAAGTCTTTTTGCATATCAACTTTATCTTTAAGACTTTCTTTCTTTAATTCTAAAGTCTTAACTTCTTCACGGATGCTACGAATTTTACCTTTGATGACATCATTCATCGAGGAAAAGATTTTGATATCCAGCAAATCTTCTACAACTTCTCTACGTGCAGAAGTGGGAAGTTGCATAAAGGGAACAAATGTAGAAGAACCAAGAATCACAATCTGTGTGAATGATTTGTAATTCATCTTCAGAACATTCTGCTCCAACCACTTCTGCTGATCAATGGCTGATGCAGATTGATCTAACTCTTCGTCATTACGATAGATCTTGAAAATGTTTGGTTTGATTCCACGTTGAATCTTCCAATGAACAGAGTTCACATCAAACTCAATCTCCACAAGACAGGCCTTCTCGTTTGTAGAGTTGATCAATTGTGCTTTATTGATCTTACGAAAAGACTTACCATACAAAACAAAAGTCAGTGCATCAAGAATGGTGGACTTACCTGCACCATTCGATCCAATGATTAATGTCGTACTCTTTTCGTTAAGATTGACTTCTGTTGGGTGGTTTCCCGTTGATAAAAAGTTTTGCCACTTAATCTTTTTGAAAACTATCATATTCAGAATCAGGGGGAATCACAATGTCGTCTGAGGTTATTACAGTATATCTGTGATCATGCATCTCACAGGTCTTGATCATTATCTCATCGTCTACTTCTAACACATTCATCTCAGGGTAGTCAAGTTCTTCGAGTTGTATGGCATATCTTTCTGCGTCGTCTTCTTCACAGAAGATATAAAGAACCTGCTCACCCTGTTCATCGACTACAGAATAGGCACCTTCTTTTTCTTTACCAGCAACTGTAATGATGAACATTATACGACCTCACACGCCTCTTGGTATATTTCTTTAATCAGAGACTGAATTACTGTTTTATTTAACTCAGTTTCAGATTCGTCAATATACCGACTGAGGATAGACATCGTATCTTCAGACTCTTCTGCTTCAAACTCTTCGGACTCATCGAGTTGGAAGTTCTCTACAATCTTCAGATCAGCAACACCAGACGTATAGAGTTTGTCGATGAACTTTTCAAACTTCTTTGTGTCGGTCTTCTTTCTTACGATGACCTTGACAATCTTATTCTCATACTCAGAGGTATTGAATGTCTGATGGTCAGTGTCTTCATAGAAGATTTTGTAGAACAGTCTGTGAGGATTGTTTATGGATTGATGTTCCAGGGATTCAGTATCAAAAATAGTGAAACCTCTGGGACTTTCGACATCATTCCAGAACATTTCATAGGGATTACCAAGATAGTACACGGTCCCATTGTCGGATCGAGAGTGATAATGTCCCGAAAAGACTTTCTCGAACTTATTAAAGGCTCTTGCGTCGTGACCGTGCTCCATGATGTGGCCAGGGGTTGCGACAAACCCGTTAAGTTCGAGGTGTCCCATTGCGACTGGACACTTTGTCTTCTTGATAATGTTGTTGGTTTCCTTTTCGTTTTGTTCGTTGATCCAAGGAAGGAATAGAACGGGGAGATCACCCACAGATACTTCTGTAGGAGAAGAATAAACCTCAACATTATCATATTCTTTCAGGAGAAGATCAACAGCATTGATTTCATTTGTGTTCTTGTAGTATGCATCATGATTACCAACCATGAGATGCATGGTAATACCCCTTTCTTTGAGAGGATCAAACACAACTCTCTTGGCCCACTTCAGTGATTTGAATTCAATACCCTTCCGACTATCGAATGCATCACCCATATGAATGACAGTATCGATACCTTCTTTGTCTATAGTAGGAAAGAAGACATCGTTGTAGAACTTTTCAAAGTAATCGTGAAAGAGTTTAGAACCCTTTCTGGCGCCGTAATGCGTGTCACTGATTATCGCTACTTTCATGTGGGTGTCTTGGGTTAAACTCTTCCATGGGTTGTGATTTGGTCAGGTCTCTACGTGACTGATTTTTAACTATAATAAAAGCATCTTTATTATACTTACGTGTACCGATTGGTGATTGCCACTTCTTATTGTAGTCTTCACCAACATCAATACCAGAGACTGCGGTTCCACCAATCTCTACAGTAATCTCATCATCTTTGTCCCATCCCAATACTTGAAGATAGTCATGAAAATCATGAAGCCAATGATCCTCGGTCATAACACGTTCTTCAGGATCCAGTTTACCAATCATTCAATTACCTCTCAACTTTTGATGTACTGCATCTTTGATACTGTTATAGTCTGAATAGTTACCACTGTCAAGATCATTGGCATCAAAGACTTCATCGAAGTCAGTTCTTTCTAGGATCTTGTTCTTGATCTCTAACTGTTTCTTCTCTTGAGAGATCCTTCTCAGGAATGCATAGTAGATAATCTGAGTAAAGTATGCAAAGGGGTTCTTTGACTTTTCAGGATTAAAGTTGTGAATGTATCTCACACAGTTTTCAATACCATCACAAATCATGTCATCTTTGAACATGTAGTTCACAAAGTTTGGTTTGTATGACAAGTGATTTGCAATCTTCAGAAAGCACTCACCAATGTAACGAGGAATTTCTGGTTTGGGTTCATCATTGAGTTTTGCTTTCTCCACTCTTGCGAAGTAGTTCTCAAGTGCATTCAGAAACTCCTTGTTATTTACATAGTGTTCTGCATTTCTGGGTTTGGGCATAACGATTCTTTTTGTTCTTTAAATTATACCACTGTTATCAAGTGTTGACAAGGTATCAAAAGCCATATAGACTAGGCTTGTCCCCGAAGATAAGGATAGTTTAAGTTCATTAAGAAGACTTATACAGTTTCTCTAGAACCTCTTTCGTATCTCTTACATTTCCTAAGTAACCCATTCTTCTATCAAGCTTTTGAAAGTTACTTTGATTGGATTTTCTTACATAGTCTTGATAGTTCATAATCATTTCAATGTTCTCTGACTCAGACATAGTGAGAACATCTTCTAGATTGATTAAGAATAAATCTTCATGAGAAGTTTTTAACCATGGTTCAAACTTATAACCAGTGATAGAACCTCTTGTTTTTATTGGTTGAACACAAATAGGATTAGAAACCAATAACATGGTTCTATCATCCTCATCAGATGCTGCTACCTTACAAAAGATTTCATCACCACATTTAAGTTTGATTGTGGCGTAAAAATCATCTTCTATCATACAATCTCCTTTTTCTAGTCTTTTATATTAATAGTGAATATATCGTAATTGAACTGTTCAGATACGTAGATTTTTACACGTTCAATAAAATGATTCAATGTATAATTCTTTCTTGAACCAATAGTAAAGTCATCTGCAATATCATAAAGTTTTGCACTAACCTTATCTTTGCCTTTACGTAGGACTCTACCAATACTCTGTAAGTTTCTAACTCTAGATTTTGATGGAGAGGCAAATATTACGTTATGAAGGTTCTTAATATTAATACCCGTACTGAATGTTCCGTAAGATGCAACAATGATAGCGTCTTTTTCTTTTTCAGTAATCTCCCTTACTTGTTCTCTATCCTCAGCATCTACACCACCATGAATAAAGAATACTTTACGGTCTTCACTTACTTTTTTATTTATTAAGTCAAATAGAATGGCCCCATGAGCCTCTACTCTGGAATACAATACTAGACTATTACCATCTAAGTCTCTGACAAGATTAGTAATAAAGTTATTTCTCTTCTCATGTGATATCAAATATTGAATCTCATCTTCATAAGTATCAAACTTTTTAGGTTTGTATTTCAAAACAAGACACTGAATATCAAGTGATGCTAAGTGTCCCTCATCTTGTAACTTCTTAGTTTGAGTGACTTTATATGATGGACCAAACAGTCCCTCTAACACCCATTTATGGGTCTGTGAGCCGTCTAGTGTCCCCGTAAACCCGTATCTATACTTAGCATGATGTAACTTGTCCATGATACCAATAAGAGATTTACTCTTAAATAAATGTGCTTCATCCCCTATAACGACATCGTAGTCCTCAAAGAACTTACGTTCCAATTGATAGACAGACTGCCAAGTGGTAATCGTTACATCATTTGTATTGACTCTCTCACGTCCAGCATAGATTCTGTGACAATGGTTCTCTGCATCCCATCCATATTGTTGGAAGTCTTTGAACATCTGTTCTACAAGAGATGTAGTCGGAACAACCAATAAAATTTTATTACCACGTGCAACGTGATATCTCACCACAGAGTAAATCATAAATGACTTACCAGACCCTGTAGGAGAGATGAGTAGTTTTCTGTTATATCTTAATGCTTCATATACACCTTCTACTTGATAGTCACGGGGAGTGATACCAGGTGATATACTTTCCATATAATCCTTAGTACCACCTT